AGAATGGAACGTTTATTAACGGATGAGTACAGTACAACGCCTAGTGAACATGCAGCTATCATTGGATTATCCAGCGATAGCTATCACTTTGAGTTCGTAAAGCTTCGTAATGCATCGATTACGTCTGACACTTTAATTCCAGCTCTAGATGAGATTCTCAAGCTAACTCCTCAAACGAGTATTGATAATCTATTTGGAGCATTTGGAAGGTATGTCAACGTGCGATCAATTCGACGCCGAGTTTCGGAGCGCCAGTCATTTTTGGCGAGACGGAACAAAGAGAACGAATTTAGAGAGACGCAGGGAATTAGTCGAAGTACTGCTTTAAGATTTCAGCAAGCGGCTACTGATATGAGCATTGAACAGAAGAGGGTCAACGCGGAGGTGGATGAGATTTCGAGAGAGATCGTAATTCTACGGAAGCGAATGGATCAGCTTACGGGTCAATTCAAGAATCGGTGGAGGTTTGTTGCTGATTATAAAGCAATTTCGAAGGGTGTTTCTTCTTCACGAGAAGATGATTGGTACGATGAGTTCTGTGGTATTGAGGATAAGAGTGTTTGGAACAACTCCTTCGAGGATTATCGAGGGAAGAAATTTCAAGATGAGCTCGTTATTGCTCAGAGAGAGTATCTCAAGAGGGACGATCTCCAGGTGTGGCTTTCACAGTATGCAGCTCAATTTGAGCAGAAAAGGCAAACTGAAATGGAGTCACGTCTGGAGCAGTTCCTTAGGGACCGAAACTTATCATTTTTGGCAGAGCCAGTCGTGGGGGAGGAGATTATTGAAGTTGAGGAAGGAATGGGCGAGGAAGAGGAAGAGAAAGGGGGCCAGGGGCCCATACCTCCGCCTCGCGCATCATCTCCAGCTGAGACCAGATCTGGCGGGACCTCACGGACTCCTACTAAACCAAGGAGCCAAAGGAAACGTCGCCCTAAACGTAGCGCTTAACTCGCGCAATCTACTATGGAAGAGTATAGACTTCCATGGTAATAGAGTAGAGTGTGAAATTAATAAAATTGTTCCAAACCAACCAAAAAACTATAAGCGTAATGAGTTCGTAGTCGAGAGTATGCTCGCTATTGGCGGTGGTGCAAAAGCTATCCTTAAGGATGCTTTCAACTACCGTCGCTGTGGGGGTTCCACTCAAGACAAGCTTCATTATGTTTCCACTTACTATGAGAGGAGTAAGGAAGAAATTGTTTTTAAGTGGTCCGCTAAGGACTACTCAAAAATCATATTTGGAGAAGAGAAGATTGACATGTGTTCGATGGAACATGTTAAGAATGAGATGGAGATCAATGCGACAGCTAACCCTGGGTATTTGTTCAAAAAGAATGGTTATCAATCGAAGGCGGAAACGCTCGGAGTGGTATGGCCGATTTTTGAAGAACTTTTTACGCATTGGTGCACGGAGAGTTACGATGACTCACCTGTACCTGAGGAGTTGTGGACTATTGCGTCGAGGCCAAAATTAACTAAGGTCGAGAGTGCAATAGAAAAGGCTGAAACTGGATCTCCGGTCGGAAGGGCAATATCAATGTGTTCCCCCCTAGAGCAATTTATCGGGTTTCCACTGTGGAAACCTTTGATGGATATCATTAAGGCGAGGAATGACTGCGGGGTTTGTCCTATAACTATTGGAATTAAGAAGCATGGGGATAGTTGGAAAAAGCTAGGGAAGAAGATCGAGAGAGCTAAGAGCGTATATTGTGGAGACTGGTCAAAGTTCGATCAGTCCGTGAGGAAGAGACTCCTCGAGATGAGTCTCGACATTATCTGCGCAGCTTTCTCAAGGTTTTTTTCACCAAACACCAACTATATCTCATGGTTTAGAGAATATTTCAATAAAAACATCATTGACAAGACTTATCTTGTCGGGAAGGATCTGAGAGTGTCCGTTGAGAATGGTGTGCCTTCGGGCTCACTATGGACAAGTCTCATTGATTCGATCGTAAACTACGTAGTTCTTAACGAAGTGTGTTTGCGTGAACTTAAGACAACATATGAGATTTATGTCTATGGTGACGATCACTTGATTTTGATGCATGACATCTCCGACGAAAGGAGAAAAACCGTCAAGCGAAGGATAATGAGGACGAGCGAACGCTTGTTTGGACTTATCCCAGGCAAGGACGATGTCTATCTATGTAACGGACACTCTCTTCGTGTCGGTTATAAACGTCCGGTCTATCATCCGGGGAATTATCTGGAGAAGGGGACACGGGATCTCGAACCTGAAAGGTTTGAATACTCGAAAACTGGATTCGGGGACTATAATCATGCAGAAGGAACAACCCATCGTTGGAACTATGCATTCTCTGGTCGTCCGAAATTCCTATCCTTCTACTGGAATAAGGACCTTGATCCGATTAGACCTCTCTTCGATACCATCAACCGGATGGTGAATCCAGAACAGCCAATATCATCACCTATCGACAACCAGGTGCTGATTTTATCGCACATGCTCGATAATTTTCACAACGATCATGTGCTAAACTGGGGTTACCATCTCCTTTACGATGCCCAATTCCACATAGGATTATGTGACAAAGATTATTTTCACATCGATCGAACTAAATCCCTTTGGAATAGGAACTCTGAGTACTGGAGGTGGTATCATGACCCCGGGCGAGCTGTTAAGGGTGAGCGTGGATGGTACCGCAGAATTGAAGCTGTGTACGATCTAGGTAATGAGGATACCATGAGGGTATTTAATGTGAGATTCCGAGAAACGATCCGTCGAGGGATCAAAGCATTAATGAAAGCTGAGAGGCAGGGCGAAGTGCATAATCAAAAAGCACAATTAGTCAAAAATCTCGCTAAGGGCTTCATGGGAACTAAGCTGAAGAGAATGGTTGATAAACATTATGGCGACCGTAAGAATATTAGTGTCATAATGGAGTCACTCTCTGGTTTTAGGAAGACCTTTATCATTGATCAAACACGCAATGAGGATTTTTTGAGATCATTAGATTTCGAAGCGAGGAAGTTAGGCCGGACGACCTTCTTCTCCGCATTTACGCCTAGGTTACTGGTTGGTTAGGTAACAACATTTATTAATTTTTCATCGGTCTGATATTTGGACATCAGTCGATAACAAGTCTGCTCTATGCGCGCAGCATCTATACAAACGCGGTCTTTCCTTTATGGATGACGGTTTTTCAAACCTGAGAATTAAGGAACGTACTGACAACGTAACGTTATACGTTGTAAGTGGTATTCGC